CACCTATGAATTTTGCAAGGTAATCCTTAACCTTAGAGGAATACCGCATGTTACAAGTTCTGTAAAACGACTTGAAATAACAGGAAATGCCTATTATCTCCCGTTACCATACGAGTTTAATCTTGTCCTTACTTCACAAGGACTACCCTATTATTGACCTCTTTGACCTTTCTACCCAGAAAACATTGAAGCTCATTGCATGGCTTCTCAAGCATGACGTAGCCCAGATCCCCGCTCTTACCGCACTATCTGCTTCATGCTCAGCCAAGCTAGATAAAATCGATACTCTTGACCAATGTGAACAGGCAAATTTACCAGCTAATAACTACTTCACCTATGAATTTTGCAAGGTAATCCTTAACCTTAGAGGAATACCGCATGTTACAAGTTCTGTAAAACGACTTGGGGCAGCCCTACGTGATAGTTTGAAATTGTCTCAAGAAAGGTTCCATCCAAGGGGGATATTAACTGATCAACAATTAGAAGAAAGCCCATCTTTGAATATTAAATCTGAAATGCTATTATACAAAGCTAGCATTGATGCTGCATATGATGACTTGAGTAGGCTTGCAGCAAGAGGAAGCACATTGTTTCTGGGGTCACTAAGTGATGAATTTAAGAGGATGTCAATAGAGGAACTTGAATACACATTAAGTATTATTAATCCAGCAGAAATCACTCGTTTCATTGATTGGACTGATTACCTCAACAAGATCAGGAATCTTAAAGGGATAACGTTAGAAGGCCACTGGAATTGGGAAGTCCTTCCAATAGGACCTTTAATAATCTTTAGTAATGATAACTTCTGTATACCTCTGAATTTACAACTTATACAAAGAAGCAGGGATTTCATCTCAGCCATAGGAAATATATGCGTATCTTATGATTACTTTTCCCCAGGGTTGGATCCGATAGACTTTAAGAGAGTCTTCTTAGACCTAATATTTAGATTGTCGGACAGGGACCCTGAAATGGTGGGTGAATGGATCAAAGCAACAAGGAATTATATGATTAATACTTTTGATAGGTCAAACCTATTGGGTCAAAACATGGCAAACTTATTACTTGGGACTTATGACTCAGAGAAAGTCGCAATCATAAAGGAGTGTTATGAAACAATATTATCAATAACTAATTGCAAAAGGAGCCAACTAAACTTAACTTACCTATATAAAGTTGTCCCACACCCTGATACTGATCTATTTAGCTCATTCAATAAGCTGCAAGGTTTATATGAACCAAATAAGGTTGACCCTACATTATTGCAAAGGTTTGAGGGCACATTACGGCGTGCCATATTTGTTTCAATGTGCAAATCTGGGATTAAGCCTAGAATAATTGAAGGTTCACTGAGGGATGACACACTCAAAGCTGGGACAAACCTTCAGGGTCTTCGATCCATTCCAGCTGATATCTGGGCTGAGCAAAGATTTGATCTTGTCCCTCAATTGCCAAGATATGCTGACATTCCAGTACCTATATCTAATAAGAGTTCATCAAAAGAAACAAAGTTACCGATTGAGACTCTAGAGAAGCTTAAACAATTACGCTTAGTAATCCATGCAAGAGATCAGTCTCAATCATATTTGAGAGAGCACTTGTCTCAAATCACTTCAACAAATGATATTGAGTCCGAGCTTAAAGGTGAAGAGTTACTTTCTCCTGAAAGATCCAGGGAGAAATTACTACATATTATTAAAGCACATGAGCTGTTTGAAAGACAATATCCTGATATAGATGAGATTCCCACTGAGGATTATCGACAGTTTTACGAGCAAGATCCTGATGCATTCTGTAATGTTGGTACAGAGCCAAAATTTGGTGAGAAACATAAGAAATCAACTAGAATATTCTATATGGCTGAACCAAGCATAAAAGCGTATACCCAAAGAGTTGAAAGACTTGTAAGGAATATATGCAAGCGCCAGTATGGAGTTTCAATCACTAAGGGATTTTCTGCGAGAAGAAGGGATGCCTTACACTTTTGTAACACCATGACCCAGTCATCAGCCCGTAGGTATAACATCTACATATCATTTGATATGAGTTCATTCTCAATGAAGTTTCCAATGATTCTATTAAGGATTTATGGAAAAATACTAAAGGAATTGACAGGAGATGATATATATCGGAGGTTAGATCTAATATTTAAATCATCAATAGTATACAATAACACTAGATCGTTCTTCGATTATCTGATAGCCCCAAGAGGAGGATTCGAAGGATTCTTCAACTTTACATGGACATCAATTCATGCAGCTATTATGGAAATGTCCTTAGAAATGACTGGCTGCCCTGGGGATTTATTAACCTTCTCTGATGATGGCCTACTGCGAATATCATCAAGTGATATTATAGAAAGACAATCACCTAGAGATACTGTTAGAAAGATACAAGAGACTTATAGGAGATTAGGATTAGAATTTCATCTTGGTAAAACATTAGTCTCCACAAATGTCTGGGAATACCTTGGGGATATATGTATAGATGGATCAATATGTGAGTCATGGTGCAAAGAACTCTGCTCGTTGAGTTCTCTTGAAGAGGATGTACTATTCCACCCCATAGCCGATAAAGTTAACGCATTAAATGGACAGGCTGCAGCCTGTGCCAAGGGAGGATTTAGTGCTATAATGGCCTGTGGACTAGCTATTTACTATGTCTTTAGAACACTAAATAGATTTGAGCCACTAATACCTGTAAAGCATCTTCTTCTCTTAACTATCATACCTTTCTCAGCAGGTGGCTTCAGAGTTCAATCACAGTATGAAATGGCAACAAGTTCAAATATACCAAATGTCTCTGAGATAATTGCAGATTTCTATGTTTTGTTTAAGTATTATCCTGAAGAAATAAATGCAATAGTTACAACTATAATTGATAAGTTGAGAGAAGGTAGTATGATTGCTGAGATTTTCACAACCGGAACTTGGATACACACTTGCTTACCTGATACTTCAGCCAATGGTTTAAAGCATCGGTTACTTGATAAAGCAAGAGAGGCTTCAAACGCTGAGATACCAGATAATCCAATAACAACTTTCATGAAGTCAGAAGTTATCAAACAATTGAAATGTACACAAGATGTTGATGTAGATATGTTTGCTAGCTTATTCAGAGAGCTCCCTTCAGTCATAGAGTATGAAAATGCCATGGGAATGCTCAATTCACCTGCATGCTTAAGACTCCTAAATCGCTCAGAGATTAAGAAATGCCAGGCGAAGGACACACTCATTTGCAGAGAAGCAATCGAATATTGGTCATCCCAATTTAATTATGCCTCCTCAAGAAATGTTAGCAACATTTCACCATTTAAGATACTAGATCAAGTTATTAGGATAAATCTTCATGGGTTAAAAGTAAAGTTCCCTAAACCTGCACTTAGAATTATGCTAAGAGCAAAAGGAGATGAGTACATGAGAGTAGGTACAGATTTAGGTGGCCAAACAATATCATCCGCAAGCAAAAGGAGATATAATGATTTAGTTGTGCCAGAGATATATGAATCTGAGAAATTCAGGGAAATAGAAGTATTATGGTCAACAGGGAAGCACGGCAATGACTCTAGTGGTAGAATAAAGAGGTTTTGCAATCATGCCTTAAGGTTTGTCTTTGCTTATCCTGCAATGCAACCTGTTGTTGAGAACATAAGTAGACTCTTTGGCTACAATATCAACCCAAATTTAGTACTTGATCGAATAGGAAGAAATATTGAAAGGCGAACTGCCAACAAGCTAGGTGTTGGAGACGTAAGAGTATTCTGCAATAAGGTACTAAAGAATAGGTCTACATACTGGATACTTGGCTATGCACTATACTTATTCAATCAAGACATATCACTAGATAGAAGCACATATCCTAATCTAGTAAAGTTTTACCATTGTCAATGTTTGCAGGTAGATCAGAACCTTGACAACAAGATTGGTAAAAATATTGAAAGAACATATTACATAGATAGAAATCAAGTCAATCATTTCCATAGGCCCATAAAACCTATGTTAATTAAGTCTCCAAAAAGGATACAGATTTCAAGCCAAACAAAGGCTGACAAAGAGTTGCAACAATTACTCGAAGTATCGATTGATGATATGGTTAGAGAACTGGACACTGAAGATCTACTAATAAAGATTACAACACCTGAAGGTATAGATGATGAATGGGGTCATCATCTACTCAAAGAATATGCCATCCAATATTTATCTAACCAGTTATGTTCTTACTTATTAATGCCCAGGTATTCAGTTGAATGCAGGCAGGAACCTATTCCTGAAATGGTGCTAGAGAGGGTAGATATTCTGAGTAGTGCAATAATATATGCTGCTATTAAGTCATTGCATCCTTCATGCTATGCTTCTATTAATGATTTTCTACATAGTAACTACATGGGAAGTATAGATTATAAGAGGGATATAGGAAAGAAGTTAGATCCTCATGAGCTCCTTCAAGATTACATATTGATCTTATTAAATTATTGCATACAAATTTATCATACTGTTATTGACACCAGCACTTTGAATCATGTAACGACATCTTATAGCTTCATAGCACGTGAAATATCCCAGTACCAACTATCAATAAACTTATTCTCCAACGATATAACTCCCACATTTGTAGTTGTAGCTCCAACTGAATTATCTAGAGATAAAATACTACCTAATAATATCAAACGTGCCCTTCAAGCCTTTTCAGCTAACGTAAGAGATAGCTTGCACAGGGATTGGTCAGGGAAAGATGTAAAGAGATTATTACCACAATTACATGATTATAGTATAGATGATCTTCTAGACATTGTTACAATTGCACCTGACATTATCAGAACTTCTCAACATAGGAATTGGAGTGAGCCATTTAATCTTACAATGGCAAGAATGTATTCAGTTAAGTTGCATGTTTGCCATTCATTGCTGTGTAAACAATTTGGGAAGCACAAGAAAGGTGATAAGGATGAGCAGTATGAAGCTTATATTGCATACTTATTTAATAGAGATAGTTTCATTCACAATATAAGAGCTAATTATCCACATCTAAACTTTATACTTGATAATAGGTTTGGCCCTGATCACAAAAGAAGCCTAAACCAGTATCCTTCCTCAAAACAGATCAAGAGAATAATCGATAGATTCAAGTATAGTCAGGTAAAACCCTTATTGCAGGTAGATCCATACAATTTCTGGAGTAATATAAGTGATGTATGGACATCTTTCTCAACATCACTAACAAGAAGCTTACTAAGTAAAATAAGGATTGTAACTAGGCCAGACCTGGTGGAGAACTTTGCAAAAGATAGTAAACAGAAAATGAAACTTGAAATTGCCATGCTTGATGAATATACGATTAATAGCCACCCATTCTATATACCAACAATGAATGACTTATACCAAGATGCAGTTATTTGGTATGATATTAAGAGACATTTAGTTGCAGCCACACATTTCGCATGCAAGAGTGGGATAATACCATATCTTCAGTTTGACCCGGCTCATTATCAAGATCTCAATCATGAACTACTTAGTAAAGATGTTAGATATTCAACAGGAACTAAGATAAATATTAATAAACCAAAACAATTTGACTTTCAAGTTATGATGATGGTCGAAACTACTGATGATGGTGCAATTACTACATATAGGCGATTAATGCATATGTTTATAGGGCATGTAAGCCTATGTAGGGCATTATCTCATTGGAGTATTGTAGCTATTGGTATATTAATACACCCACCTGATCAAATACCAAGATTTAGTGATTTGAACTTGATAGAGGAAAAGGATGATGATGAAGAGAAAGATGGAGATAGACAGTACTATAATAATTACAAGCGAGCTCGGATACCAAAAGATGAATTACTATTGTATATACGTGATGAACCATCCAATATGTACTTCAGGGCTGAAGTCTATGCAAACCAGGGAAAACGCAGGGTTGCTATACCACATGAAATTGAGAACGATGAGCATAAGACTGATAGTAGCGATATAAATAAAGTGATGGTTCAAAATATACTTCCTGAAGAGATAGAAGATCGGCCTTGGTTGGGTCTTGCATCAATTGTTGCAACAGCCAGTCTTGAAGAAACAAATGCCTCTATAATATATGCATATGCAGCATTCAATATGGATATGGCTGTACTCTCTGACAGTAAGACTTGGGATGGTGTAGGTATACAGGATCAATTTAAAGAGTATATCTTAAGTGTTACTTCCATAATCCATATCATGAAGACAGATAGTATAAAAGCTAAGGCTATCTCAGTTGACATGCAGATGGTAGATCAGTGGCTGAGGCATCATCCAATCAATAGTAACTCCCCTGATAAGAGATTGCTCTTCATGTTGTATAAAAGAGTCCCACAAATTGGCAAATTACCCAATGTGTATAGTGTCACCAATATCAATAGAGGTATAAGTGTAAGGGAGTACTTGAAGAGACAACCTCCTAAGCCTGAGATAGGGAAGTTATCAGATGAGCTGTACCCAAAGAATGCAGTTTTCGATGACTTATTAGATAGTTTAAATGCAATGCTTGAGAAGGATCAATCGTTACTAACAAGTCCTGAAGCCAATTTGCAACCTTATGAGTTATATGATTTACTCATTGCTGGTCAGCTAAATTTTGAAAGCCTCAGTAATGAGAAATACTCTGAACTCCTGTTATACATTGATGAGATGAACTTATGGGCAGATTGCGAACATCTGTTACCATAAAGTTTAAGACTTAATCAATCAACAAAAATATATCTATTATTTAGTAGTAATTATTCATCCATATAATCATTGTATCATCTTCAATCATAATTTTATTTCCTTTGTGTGAATTCATCCTTTGTTTGTTCATTTTCATTTTGTTCTTGTGTTATTTG